CATTACCTGCAGCAGCTTCTAATTGTTTGGTCTTATAAAGAGCAATTGCCCCTGTCACAGAATTTATGCTGGTGATCATTGAAACATAATTTTTTTCTGCGTTTTTTAAAGTATCTATTTCACGATCTTTTGCTTTTTGCAACATTTCAGCAGCGTGTATGCTATCATATTGTGTTTTTGTTAAGGCAACAGTTGACTCAAGCTGATCTTTTAATCCTCCTAATGTTTTTTCATAAAGGGAAGTTTGTTTTCTTTGTTCTAACTCTGCTTTCTGCTGTGCTGCTGTCAGTGTATCAAACGCAACACCAGAGTCCTTAATTTTTTGTATAACCGCGTACTCCGCATCGACCCGTTGGTCCTCTAATAGTCCCCTCTTCAACATCATTTTTTCGTTCTCAAAGCCGTATGTTTCAAATGCTTGTGCTATCAAACGGTCAAATTCTTCAGTTCCAGTTGCCATATTAATTTTATCCTTATTTTTAAATAATAAATAGTTCAATAGTATTTATTATTTATAAAATACATATTTAGGAGAATATACATTGAACAACCCACTAAGACAATATTTCCGTAGACCTGCATTTTATGTGTCGTTACCTAGTAAAGGCACATTTTACCCACAGGGGTCAATTGAAATGCCAGAAAACGGTGAATTACCGGTTTATCCCATGACAGCCATTGATGAAATTACTAGCAAAACACCTGATGCTTTGTTCAATGGTATTGCAATATGTGACATTATAAAAAGTTGCGTTCCAGCAATAAAAGATCCTTGGGCAATGCCTAGCATGGATATTGATGCTGTATTGATTGCTATTCGTGCCGCTACCAATGGAAGTGAGTTAGAAATAGAATCTACATGTCCCGCATGTGAAGAAGAAGCTACGTATGGAATAAATTTAATTGGATTGTTGTCAGTAATGAGTTCAGGTGATTATTCCAGTACATTGAATTTAGGTGATTTAAAGATTAAAATTAGACCATTAAATTACACAAACATCAATGACGGGAACTTAGCTCAGTTTAACATACAACGTGAAATTGTAGCATTGGAAAACATGACTGATGAAGCAGAACGTAAAGAAAAATCTAGCACGATGATGCTTAAAATTTCCAAAATAAATATAGAGGTTATGTCCAATAGTATTGAGTATATAATAATACCCACAGGTGAACAAGTGGATAATAAAGAATATATTGCGGAATTTTTAGGAAACTGCGATAAAAATACACATGATACTATTAGAAAACAAATAGGAACATTGAGAGAACATTCTACAACTAAGCCACAAAAAATTAAATGTATTCACTGTGCCAATGAATACGAACAACCTCTAGCATTAAATGTAACTGATTTTTTCGGATAAGGCTTCTATCTCTTTCCCCAGAAGGGGTACAGAAGCTATTAGACGGTATGGAAAAAGAGTGCAAAGATATTAAGAAAAATGCATTGAAGTATTCTTGGTATATGCGAGGTGGGGTATCATACGAGGACGTATTAAATATGAGTCCTGATGAACGTTTGGCTATAAGTCAGATTGTAGAAGAAAACTTAGAAACCACTAAGAAAATTCAAATGCCATTTTTCTAATTATAGCCGTAAATATTCATTTATACATTTTGAGTTGTTTCAATAACAGATGAACTACGTTCATCAAAGAACTCACTGCGTTCGTTCTTTGTTTTTACGGTACTCAATTGTTTTATACTGTAATGGTTTAGATATCAATTGCCGATTAGAGAGCCATGGTAGTGCAAATTTGCACTACCAATGGGTAAAAGTGTGTTTGCCACGACCGTCGACCTTTGCATTCTATTCCCCGTATAATTGCCTATTTCTGACATTATACGCAACCGGTTGTCCTGTAATGTTTTTGGGACTGTAGTGAAGCTGCCAATGTCTTTCAATTGGTCCTTCGACAACGCATGTTCTATATCCGCAAGATAGAGTTGGATATAGACTCATTGAAGGTTCGCTTTGACGAGAGCCTTCTCGGTTTTCCATGAATATTGCTATTCATGTATACTCCAGATCCGTCAGCACAGCACAATCTGTACAAACTCAAGGAGGACCCACAAACTGAGCCAGCAAATTGTTACTATATATTAGATATTAATTGTTAATTGAGAATTATTTTTTGTTGACTTGGTGTCGATGGAACAATATGATTTTAATAAATCAGTATTGTGTAAGAAGAAACTATCAAATTCAAAAATCATCCAGTCTCCGTGTTTTTGAGATGTATAATAAGTGAAATTATCGGCAACCCATGTTAATTTGCTTTGTACAGCAATATAACGACCTTTACGATTAAACTTCATAAAAAGAATGTTCAAATCATTGGGGTCGGCCACATCCATAAGTTGCCCGATCCATGCATCTATTACTTTACATTCCCCTGTAAGCAATAGATGAAAAGGAAAGTCGTTTAGTGTTTCAACATTGAAATTAATTCTATCACGATTAAATGACAGTAATAAAGTGTTGATTTCTTCGTCTACGGTAACTGACATTTCACTTATCATCTTATATTTACTCTATCTTTTTCATTGCCTATTTTTTCATCTTCGCTTCTTCTGGCGTCTCTCCGGGCGGGATAAATTTTATCCCAGAAATTAGTCCATTGTAGTACTTTCTCTCACCGTTGGGTAATCTAGTTCTAAGAACCTCTTCATTTATCTGGAGTTTAACTTCAGCGTAAACTAACGAGGCTCTGGTCTTGTGAAGGGACACTATTTCAAATTTATAATTATTTTTGCCCAAAGCAGAGATTGCTAAATTTAATCGCACAGAAGATCCTGTATATGTTTTCCAGTCAGATTCCTTAATCACTTTTTTCTTATTTACTTTACCCTTGACTGTTTTTCTCAAGTGTTGATGTAGTTGTTTTTTACCTAAATATTCCATACCGGAAGATAATTCAGTTATCCTATATAGGAAACCAAACCATTCATCAATATTGAAATCATGAGGGAACTCCCAGTGACCTTTGTGCATGTGTCATATTTATACTCATTCTATATCCACTAAGTTATTGTATTGTGTAAAACCATTTTCTTTCACAACTTTCAGCACATTAGGTACCCTATTTACTAATTCCTCTTTGTGCGAAACAAGCCATATTGATTTGTGTCTGCGGCGAGACATATCCTTTAGAATCGCCAGAGAATTTTCAACCCCAACACTATCTGTGCCGTTATCCAACAGTTCGTCAATGAACAACACATTTATGGGTTGATATAAGTTTTCCCAAACATCACGGAATGCCCAAGACAATGATAGAATAACTCTATTCATTTCTCCCCTTGATAAATTATAAAAGTCCATTTCACGACCCAATTCCGTAATCTCAACTTGCAAATCATTTTTAAATATTACTTGATGGGGAAGTCCAATTTTATCTAAGTAATGCGTTAATCTACTATTCAAGTATGCCAGATTTTGATCAATGATCTTCTTACGAACAAAACTATCTTTACTAGTTAAAATATCAAGCAAGAATTTCTGATGTTCCATAGTGCGGGTCAACCGATTAATCTTGTCAAAATTAATCTCTTGTAATGCTTGATTTTCCATCTCGGTAATCTGTTCATTATATGGGTCAACATCTTCACTTTTTCGTTCAATATCTTTAATTGTATTAGCCACTTTACTACGATGTTCAATTGCCTGCGATTCAGTATCATAATGAGTTTCTGGCTGACGCCCCAACTCAAGCTCCGTATATTCTGCTAATTGATCAGAAAAAGGATTAGCTTCTAGCTTTTTATCTTCCCAAACTGTTTTCAAGTTACTTAGGTCGCTACTATGTCTGATTGCTTCAGCTTCGGTTTTGTACAAAGTGGTAGGCTTCATCCCCAAGTCTTTTATAAGTGCTTGATTAGTAGCTACACTAGTTTGTAATTCATTAATCTGCACCACTGCATTACCCAACAGTTCTTGCTTATCAATTAACACCTTGGCGTGACTGTCATCATGGAAGTCTTGTCCACACGCATAACAAGTATGATCTTCTAATAACTCAACTTCTTTTTCAAGTTTAGAAATTAATTCTTTTTCTTTTACTATACTTTTGGTTAGTGTAGAAATCGTACTAGCAATAGTAGATTGACTGATAAATTCGCGTGACCACTCGTTCAATTTAGTCCATGCTGCTAGTTCATCTTCAATGTTATAGCGATTCTTATCTACATATATTTTATCAGCAGCAGATACATCACTGTCATGCTTTTGTTGCCAGGCCAAAGACCGAGCAAACAATGAATTATAAGCATCCTGTTGTTTTTTCTTTTCGTTCCAAGCTGATAATGCGGTATGAGACTGTAATTCAATATCAATATCAATAATAATCAACCGTTGATAATCAATAGCAAGTTTCTCCAAGTCCTCATCGTGCTTCATCTTCCACAATTTCTGTCTACGTTTAGTAGCATCAATTTGTTCTTGTACACGTTTGTTGGCCTCTTCAATTGCTTTTACATTAAATTCTTCTTGTTGAATATGATCTTTACTATCTTTGACCATTCCTTTAATGATTTCTGCCTTCTCACTAAGTAAAGTAATGCCCAATAGTTGTTCAATGATAGCACGTTGTTCATTATTTTTTAATGCAAGAAACGGTTCGGAATAGGTGTTGAGTGCCACAATATGCTGAAACATATCGCTACTCATATGAATCACTTTTTCAATTGCCACTTGGGTTTCTTTGTTTTCGCCCTGGGCATCATCATTTCCCCTTTGTAAATCATTATTCACATAGAATCGTAAAATGTTTGGCTTTCGTCCGCGTTCAATCTTATAATCAATTCCACCGGCATTAAACTCTAATGTTACCATCATGTTTTTGCCATTAGTACGATTAACTAGATTATCTTTACGAATATTGTTAATAGGAACACCGAATAAAGCGTAAGATAATGCTTGAATCAGTGAGGTTTTGCCCGTTCCATTTCTAGAATCACCGCCGCCCAGGTCTAGATTTTCACCCAGAATAAGGGTTAGCTCTTGTCTGTCAAAGTCAACTGCTTGGCAAATAGCACCTATGCTCAAAAAATTACGCAGGGTTATTGTTTGTAGAATTATCATAGATTGGTGTAAATTTCTAGCAAAATCCTTTTATCAAAGCTATTGCTTTCAATACTGTTGATTTGTTCCACGATTATTTGGTCCACTGACTCAAACTTTAAATCACCGCGACCTTCTGTTTCAACTTGGTCTACTTTCATTGGTATCAATGTCATCTCTCTTAGTTTATATTCAGGTATAAATGTTTCTCGTAAAAAATTAGCTTCCTCGTAACTTACGTTGATATCTAAATGCACACGAACATGACTGTCAATTAATAGCAAACCTTCTGGATTTTCTAGAACATCACTAAGTTTATGTACACGGAAGATAGGTTGTCGAGGCCAACTGTGAAAGATCGGGTCTTGTCCCCATTCTAACATCATCATACCTCTGGCATCATCACCTGCGTCAGCATAGTTATGCGGGAATGCATTCCCTATATACCAAACATTCTTATTGTGTTGTCGTTTATGAAAATGTCCACTAAAGACATGATCAAAATCCTTCATATGATCAGTGCTGATTTCTCCGTGATCAGGCATTAATATTTGTGCATTCATATAGAATCTAGGTAATTCAAAATGTCCAAACATATATTTACCACTAAGTTTCTGTACCTTTTTGTAATCATCTTGGACTAACCAAGGGCTGATGCAAACATCACCTTCAGTGAAGAAATCATTAACGAGTTGTACATTAGGTAAATGTTTAGCCCACTCAATACCATGAATATCTCTGCGATCACGATAATAAAGGTCGTGATTACCCGGTATAAAATATACCCGATCAAAGTTATCATTTAGTTTCTCCAGCGCCTGTAGCCCAAACTGTAATGTATGGATATTGATACTTGCCCTATGATGATTCCAGTCACCCAAGAAAAAACAAGTTTCGCACCCTTCACTTTTGGCTTTGGCAATAAACCAATCAATGAAATTGATACAATCTGTGTTATGTTGTATACTATTACCCTTAAGACCAAAATGAACGTCAGTTAGGCAAGCGGCTTTTTTAAAAAGATTTGACATTTTTCTATTATACAATAAATGATGCTGCCGTAGCAACATCATTGGACAACTTATTCTTCGTAAACTACTGAACTCATTCCAGAACCCAGACCCTGACGAGTCCAGCTTGGGTTAAGGCCATTAATTTCCAAGATGTCATCACGAATATTTTGGTTGCGTTTTTCAGTATTTAGGACACGGCAGAAACTATTTGTAATTGCTGCTGTATAATATGCGAATGGATTAGCACTTTTAGACTCATTGAATCTTAGCCCAACATAAGTAAGTTGAAGAATGGCACTATTACGCATTTCATCATTATAAGTATATCCACGCCAATTGTATTTCATGGCGTATTTCCCACACATCATAATATACATACGGGCAAGTTTATTTGTTACTTGACCGTGATCCTTACTGAATTCTCCAGTGGATAGATCACCTTTCCAATGACTTTTGCCAACACAATAGAATGTATTATTTTCATCAATTTTATAATGTTGGAATGGTGGAAAGTTTACCTTAACATGAACTAGATCATCTACTTCTGCTTTGGTTGTTGCGTCTTCCAAATCAGCAAAAATCTCATCTGGATTAACTTCTTCTTCAAATTCAAAGATATCTTTTGCTGTTTTCTTTTTAACTGTTTTGCGTGGAACTTTTGGTGCTACTGGCACATGATCCCAATTCATTACTCTGAATACTAAATCTGTTACCAGAATAGATTCTGGGCTAACTGATTCTTTTACCCCTGCTTCTAAACTCAAGCGTGTAGCTCTAGTTTCTCTGGCTAATTGAATAGTTTCGGGTTTAAATGCATATTCTAAACTTGCTTGTATAGAAGATTGGGGCATATCAACAATAAAATCGTATCTATGATATTCAGGTTCAGTGAAGTGACAATACGAGGTCTTGCTTGTGTGAATCTCTTTAAGAATGTCACGATTATTCAGATAATTAACGGGTTTTCTTGGTGCAGGTAGTAATGACATGGGTCTCCTTGTGTTATAGTTATGCTACAGTGATTATAGCATACTAGTTGTTGAAATGCAACAGTTTTTTGTAGAAAAGGTAAAAAAGACGCTTTTTATTTATCTCTTACAATTTTCTGTCCCGACAATAGAAATTTTTCTAGTTGTAGTATTGACATGCTTTTGCACATTTCTAATATTTCACTTGTTTTTAAATATTTTTCCGTGTCATCACGATGCCACATATTTTCCATCACAGTTGTCCATTCTAAATTATTTACTGTGTTATTCTTTTTGTTTTTGTCTTTGTGATTAACTACTAGTGCTTTGTTTGTGGTCGGGATGAACACCTCTGCTACTAACCGATGGATATAGCTAGTATATCGTTTTTTGCCATCTGATAAACATACTAATTCATATCCCCAATTGTTAACGCATACTTTTAGTAATTTTACTTTTCCATTTTTTGTAGACTTAATTTTACCGTAATTGCTGACTTCATATTTAGGTATTCTTTCAAGCGTTTTCCACTCTTCCATAATGCATCCCCTTGTACATTTATTTATCTAAATATTTTATTTTTATTCTAAATGCTGATATTTTGGAATGCTAAATAGATAAGAAGAAGGATAATAATATTATATGGCAACAACAGGAGCAAATACCTCATCGCAATGGAGAACAGCCGCACTCAATGCTTCAGATGCTGCTAATAAGGCTGATATCAAGGCCTTTAACGCAGAAAAAGCGGTCCTAGATGCAGAACGTGATGCAAAATTTGCTATCGTAACTTTAGATCGGGCAAAAGTGACCGGTGATGCTGTTGAAATAGGGCGGGCGCAACAACAATTACAAGCTGCTAATAATAAAGTGACTCAACAACAAGTTGTAGCCTCCGAATACCGAACTCAGTCAAATAATGCCAACACAGCCGCCGATGCAGCGGAAGCGTTGGAAGCTAAGAATAGCGGACTTACCCCAACTACGACCCCTCCAGCAACAGCTACTCCGGGGCAACCGGCTACAACATATATTCCTACTCCAGAAATTGAACAAGCAACAAGTCCTGCTCCGGCGTTAACTACTAATTATCAAGCAAAGGTAGTTACTACTACCACGACAACTAATACTTCAGTAGCTGAGACTACAGGCGGTAATATTACGACTAGATATAGTTTTGCCCCCATTGAGACTGAGGCTAGTAAAACTCTTGACGCACAAGGTGACCGGGCTACTAAAGAAGCAGCTTTGTTTCGCCGTACTCCAAACACTGCTTTTAATAATAGAGCATTAGATCGTGGTCTTGCGGAAGGAACTATTACACAAGCACAATACGATACAATTAAAAGTGCGACCCCAGCCGAAAGATTGGCATTAGCTGATGAAGCTTCCACGAGAGCCGGTAAATTATATGATCAAGCGAATGCAGAAAAAATTAAGGTACCTCCACAGACAGTAGTTACTAATCAACCCAATACGAGTGAAGTAAAAGTTGATACTGCGGAAACTACAAGTGTAGCAACAGCAACAGTTACCGGCACAATTCCAGGGACTAATGTCGCGACGGCTACAGTAGACGGACAGGAGTATCAAGTAACAAAAAATATTGCTGAAAATACCTCTACTTACACGGCCGCAGACAATTCAGCAGTCTCGGTAACAGTCCCGACAACTAATATTGAAAATGCTGCACCAATTCCAATAAACAATGTATTTTCTCAAGCTGCATTTGATCAAGAGTTTACGCAAATAGAGGCAGAGCAGAATAGAGTTAAAAATTCAAAAGCAGTAGTCGATCCAAATCAAGACCCGGCAGACACCGCTAGATTTAAATCTGGTGAGGAAACTATACAAGACAAGAAAGTACCTGCTGACCCTGTTCTAGTACAAAATTCTAATCCTGAAGGTAACGCAAATATACTAGAGCAAAATGCGGCTGCAAATGCGGAAGCAATAAGCAATGCAGGTGAATTAGGTAATATGTCAGTGTCAGGTTTAACTACAAAAAAATTAAACACAGCAAAACAGGCTACACTACAAGATGCAGTAAACTTCCAAAACAAAGCAGACTGGCGGGTAAGATTAAGTTTAAGTCCCGGGGCAGACTATTTGTATAACGCTAGACCCCCTGGAATATTAGCACCATTGGTAGCAACAGGAGGGGTCATCTTCCCATATACTCCTAATATAGCAGTTGCGTATGCTGCTCAATATGAGCCTACTCCATTAACACATTCAAATTATAAAATTCACTCATATCAGGGTAGTTCAGTTGATACCGTTACTATTGGGTGTGATTTTACTGCACAGGATACATTTGAAGCACAATATGTACTAGCAGTAATACATTTCTTCAGATCAATTACTAAAATGTTTTATGGTTTAGACCAAAATCCTACTAACGGCACCCCTCCTCCACTGTGCTATTTGAGTGGATTGGGCGCATTTCAATTTGATAATCATCCATTGGCAATTACAGCTTTTACCTACACTTTGCCCACGGAAGTTGATTATATACAAGCTGGAAGTAATTTTGCCCCGGCGGGTGATAATAGACAAAACAATCCTGCACAAGCTAAATCCGGAGAAAGTGGAATGGTACAAGCAGGGGCAGTTAGAATGGATAGTGGTGGCCTTAATCCAGGTGCAACAGTATCATCACCCGTTTGGCAAACTACGAATGCTGGAACAAAGGAAGCGTCATATGTTCCTACAAAGATAAATCTTAGTATTACCGCAGTGCCAATTGTAACTAGAAATGACATTAGTAATAGATTTAGTTTGAAAGAATATGCAACAGGTGCATTATTAAGAGGATCACTCAATTCAGGCGGAGGAATTTGGTAATGTCAGCTAATAATTTATACCCAGCAACAAGTCCATATTATTTTACTGAAATAGTTAATAATAACTTTTTAGATATTATGTCAAATAG